GAGAGTCTGTGATTGGGTAATCAAGTAGACAGGATAGCCTTGCAGCGATGCGACCTTGATTGATTTTTGGATGACCGTAGACCTTGCCACGATCTTGCATGATGTCGATTGCATTGATGAGTGCCTCAGTTGCTTTCACTTACTCACCTGCTCGTAAAACTTTCGCATGAACTTGCGACCTTCGCAATAGCCTCGATCGTAGCCATTCTCCTCGCCTAATCTATAAGCTGCATAAACAGCAAAGCAGATTCCGGCAACGATTATTATTGTTAGTGAATTGATTATCATTGTGCCCTTTCATGTAAGCAGCCCTTGCTTACCAGAAAAGTGTGACACAGCTACTGGGATTTACCCTGCTGATTTTGATAACGAAATGGTAACAATTCTGAGTTGTCCATCTGGACATCAACGTCATGCTTTATATCGTTATCTAGATCGTCCATAGCGTTTGCCTGACACAATGAATGTGCCGTCCTTTTCAAGATTGATGGTGCTGACCTGCACATTTGTGCCAATCTCCTCGATGATGATGAAGGCCTGCTGCCAGTTCATTGTGCCTTTAGTGTAATGAGCCTGCCTGACATCCATAAGATGCCCTGCTTCCCATCCACGCAGGATACGTCCTATACGACCCCCTGAAGCCTCTGTGAAGGCCGATTGCCCTGCTCTGTGAGTGTGTCCACATATAACGCTGATACCATGCCTACGAGCCGCTTCTAGGGCTGTAAGACCAGGTGTAGGCTTTACGCTCTGTTCATCTCCATGAACTGCCACAATGCCCTTAGCAATGGCGTAGGGCTTCTTGTGATAGGTAATGCCTAGTTCATCTAGTTTCATGAATTTCTCGAACCGCAACTCTGGTAATGCTAAGAATGCCGGAATCTTCTTCATCGTGACGTTGTAAAGTCTGTCTGTGTGGTTGCTACGAATCATGTGAGCTTCTTTGGAATGCTCAACTAATGACCAGAGAACTTCTACTGCTTCATCTCTATCAGCAGCTAGTGTTTGTTCGTACCAACCTGGAGTGTTTTCTGTCCATCTAGAGATTTGTGGGAGATCGATTTCATCTCCAAGTGTAACGACAGAATCGGGGCGGTAAGTCTTAATAAAACTTGCAACATTTTTAACAGCTACTGGATCGTGATAGGGAACTTGTAAGTCTGGAACTACTACAGTTCTTTTCATTCATCCTCGTCGTCATACCAGTCTGGCTCTGGGATATTTGGGTTAATGGGCGATGGAAGTATCCATTCAGGATAAGCCTGTTTCTCTACAATAATGGCAAGTGCCAAATCAACATCAAAGCCTGCGCGGCGTAATGCACGATACATTTCATGCACTCCAATAGCCCACGCATCTAACTTGGAATAGCCTTCATCCACAAGCTTGTTAGTTGCTTTTCTTGCCATGAGATAAGTGTCACCTCTCCAATAAAGAAATGATTGTTTCGACACGCCCTTCAAGCCGATTCAATCTATCGTTCATCGATGAACCACCATTTGGTTTTAATTCATTTAAGTAATGCTTTACTAGCCAGCGGATTGATCCAACAAAGCCAGTAACGATTGAGATCCCTGCAACTGCAAGAGCTGCCCAGTTAAGGGCAGTCATTACTTCTGAATGCCTAAACCTGAGTCGTTAGGATTTAACCAACGAATAACTGGTGGCAAGCATGATGAAAGTCCGGCAGCAAGTAATGCCTTTGGCTCTGTAACACCAGCTGCTGCTAATGAGAGAACTGCTACAAGGAATGCTCTAGCCCATGAGCCTGCTGCTACTTTAAGGTCTTTCATTTGTTTGCTCCTAACATTGGGATGTCGAACCAACGACCATTCTGATCGCCTTCTTTAGTGAATGAAATATGGATATGGTGATTGTGCTGATTAACCCCATCATAAGTACGCCAACTCCAAGATTTCTTAGCGGAAGCGATTTTGCCTGCATAGATGACGTAAGCAATTCGTTTCTCACCTGACTTGGCGCATAGGCGTATTTGGTCGGCAAGATAAGCACCTGTGCTGGGGCGTGTGTCGAGATCCTTATCCACATCAATAGCCCTGACGTAGCCGTTAAGCGGATCGGGATTGTGGTCACTCGGACGACTGGCATGTGCGGCATCGCCTATCCAACCATCGGACTTACGATCTCTATCTGGGTAGGAATCATCAATTTGTTCACGAAGTTGTTGTCCAGCCTTACAAAGCAGGGGCTTCATCTGGCATTCCTGGTTGATGATCAGATATTAAGACATCTCCAAAATTAACAATAGTTTCCTCTTCATAAACAAACTCTGTTGGAGTTTCAGTATTTGATTCAAATAGGATTGTCATATTATTTCCCTGCGTTATAGTGCGCTGTGATGCGTGTTGCTGATAAACAAGAACCGTAGAAAGCCACGCCTGCTAAATTACCATTTGTGTAGTTGTAGGAATTTTGGAAGAATCCAATTCCAACATCATTGTTTTGAGTTGTTGTTCTTCGAGCGGTTGAAGTAGAAGCTACGCTTGCGCCATCGACATACAAAGTCATGTCTCCGCCAGAAGCAGCCGTTAGAGCTGCATAATGCCAAGCACCGTTGTTATATGTACTAGATGAAGTGATTGTTAAATAGCCATAACTTGTTAATGCAGATTGGCCGCTTACTTTGCCAGTAGCATCAACATAAATCCAGCCAGTCTGAGTTGCAGCCCCAGCGCCAATATCATCATTAACTGAAATTAAAGAATAAGCGTAGCCTGGTGTTGTGCTTGTTTTGAACCATGCTTCCATTGTCCAGTTAGCAGATGGTGCAATTGCAAAGGCAGCAATTTTTGATGATAAAGCATATTGACTAGATGCTGTTGCAAGTAAAACTGACTTAGCAATACCGCCTGGGCCTGATTGATTTAGAGTTGGAGAATTGTAGTATGTGGCGTTGCGTGAGTTACCAGAACTATCTGCCGCAGTTGTGCCAGAAGTTTCTTGCAATAGCCAAGCAGCTAAAGGCGAATCTGCAAGGATTGTTGAAAGATACGTTGCTGAGGCTGGTACCCCAACAAAACCTGTTATTGAATTAGCAATCATTATGCAATAGCACCAACGACATACCAAGCATCAGTTGCAGTTTTGATACAAGCTGCTGTTTTATATTGAGCCAAAGTTGGAGATGCGGCTGTTGCGCCAGCACTTAGAACTGTTGTTGTACCTGATGTGACTGCTGAAATCGTACAAGAACCTGCACCTTTATTTAGAACAGTAATTACTGTTCCTACAGGGAATGCTACAGAAGCATTTGTAGGAATTTTGAAAGCAATAGCAGTTGCTTTATTCATTGGTACAAGTGTTTGATATTGATCATTAAGCACTGCTGTGTAATCGGCAGTCTGATCTGAGCCAACAGTAAATGTCACCAATCCGTTGTACATATTGCTGGTAAGAACATCACCTGTCGCTGCTGGAAAAGTTGCCATGATTACTCCTTAGTAAGATAGAACGCTAGTCCCTAGAATACCGTATAATGTCGATCCAATTATGAATCCATCAATTATTGGTTCTAGGGTTGTGAATTGGGTTTTCCAAGAATTAGGGGTGATGCTGTGAGCAACCCCAAATACCTGTAAAGTTTTAGATAGTTTAGACGTGCCAGTTACGGCAGGTTGGGTAGTTGTAATCGTTACTGGATCAAAGAAATCTAGGTTTAAGGCGGCAACAGTTCCAGCCGTATAATTTGCTGTATAAAGGTCAAGAGTTATTGCATCACATCGGGTAGTTGTTTCAGCTCTAGATGCGACATAAGCCCTAGCATAATCAAGGGCAACAGCATCTGTTTCCATAAGAAGATTCTGCTGGTTATACGAGTGAGTAAAATACTTAGCAATCGAAGCAGCATTGCTGGCATTCTGAGTCGTTCCGCCAGTACGAGTTACCTGTGCTGAGTTATAGACAAGAACATCGTTAAGAATCCATAAGGCATTAAAGTAAGAGATACCTGTTCCATTGTCATTAAATACAACTGGAGTGCCATTCACGCTGCTGGTTGTAAAGGCTCTATCTTGGAATACGAACGAGCCAGAAGCATCGACATATAGAGAACCGTATTCTGAGAGTTCCACCGTCTGCATGGCTTCTAGGGCTGTTCTAGCAGTACCTGGATCAACTTGCATGGTTGTCTGACCGGCATCAACATCACGCATTGTCGTAGGCCAGGAGATTGCATCAAGCAATTTGTTAATTCGAGCACCTGATAACTGTCCAGCAGTAGCACCAGTAACGGTTGAAATCTGAGCATTTTGAGCAAGTCTAAAAGCATCTACAGCTGTGATGGTTGTATAGACAACATCGCCTACAAATTTAGGTGTGCTAGTTGAATATCCTGTGATAAATCCTGCAAAGATTGGATAAGTTACTCCTAAGTAGGTAGCAGTAATTTGCACCTTACGCATAGGGCTAAGTAATCCATAATAAGGGCTGGCAGTATTTTGTGGATTAAAATCACCGTTTTGATCTACAATGCGAAGGCTTAATTGACCTGTCTGAAATTGATCTGCCTGAGCGTTACGGCCGCGAGTTGTATCAATCTTATCGATTTGGTTAGAAACATCGACAATTACTGCTGTGCTATCAGCCAATACGTTCGTACCAAAGATACCTGAACCAATAATAAAAGCCTGAGCAAAGGATGGCCCAGTCGAGAAGTTAATTATTGCTTTTACTGTTGGTGCTGCCACTAGATTGCTCCAGCGTAAGTGGTTGAATTCCCATATCTATTAAGGTCTTGGATTGCATTTTGGACTACAGAAGCAATTTGTTGATCGCCAATTCCCTGAGCACTAATGTTGTAATTAATGGTTGTCGCATTTGCGCTTTGTCTAGCAAGTGTGCCTAAATGTGTATCACCAAAGCCCATAAAATCTGTTAAAGAATTTGCTGGTAATCCAGCAGCGGTATTTCCAGCAGATTCTCCTAGACGAGCTGAACCAGCATTAAACCCACCCATGCCTACGAGAGTAGAACCTGTATCTGGTGGAACAAAATTAGATATTGCTATGAGAGCTGCAAGAATTGCGTTAATGCTTGCAAGCCATTCAGCAAATGGGTTTGGAACATCTCCCAATTTAATCATATCGCCACGAAGTTGTCCTAAGAGTTCAGCATCTCTAGATACAGAAGAAGCTAATTTGACAGCTGCTTCGATGTTACCTGCATTGATTGCATCTTCTAAATCTAGAAGTTCTTGCTTCAAACGAATACGAACTTTATCTTCTTCAGTTTGCTTGTTCATGGCAGCGGCAGCTAGTTCAATGCGCTCCATATCAAATAATTTATTGGCTTGGGCAAGGAAAGCAGAAGCCTTATCTAAAACTAATTTCTTTTGGGCTTCAAATGCTGCTTTCTTAGCATTTTCAAGAATTTTTAGTTGGTTCTTAATGCGAGCATCTTCAATAGCTTTGAGTTGCTTTTGGCGCTTGATTTCAGCTTCATCTGCAAGTTTCTTTTGCGCTATAACGTAAAGCTGAGTATCCATATTTGTGCCACCAGTCATGGAGATATTTCCCATGCTACCAGTGACCCTGTTTTGAATTCTTCCTATACCGCTTACTTTTGCTACATTGAATCCACTTTGAGCTTGTTGCGATGTGGATATAGCAATCCAATCACCAAATTTTGTTATGAGATTAGCAAAGGCTGTTGCTAACGTATCAATCTTGGCTGTGAACTCGTCGATTGATTTGCTTCCACTAATCTTTACTATCGAATCAAGAAGTGCATAACCAATCTTTTCACTTGCATTGCCAGTTGCAAGTGTTAATTTGTCCATTTGACCAGAATAAGTATCTAAAGCTTTAGCGCCTGCTCCAGCATAAACTACTGCAATCTTGTCTTGGATTTGCTTGAATGACATCAATTTCAATTCAGAGTCAGTCAATCCAAGATTAAGTTGTTTTAATCCTTTGTAGTTACCGATATAGGCTTTTGATAAGATGTCTATGGTTGTAGAAAAATCAACTCCAGAACCTGAAGAAGCATCAAATGCCAGTTTTAAAAGTTCTTGAGATTTTCCTAATGATCGTGTTACCTGAGTCAGTTGAGCAAAACTTGGACGAAGAATATCATCGGCAATGTTGCTTTGTTTTTCCATTTGACTTATGAAAGATTCGACATCAACCTTGGCATAAGCCAAACCAAGATTATTAAGACTATTGGCTAAAAGCGCCTGTGATTTCTGATCCTGAGCAGCAGCCTTCATAGAAGCTTGTGCGTAGTTGATTAGTTGCTTGGCAGCAAAAGTAACACCAAATGCAGCAGCTAGATTCTTAGCAGAAGTTCCCATTTTGCTAAGAGCTGTTTCAGCTTGCTTAAATCCTTTGGCATCTAACTTCGAGCCAATGTTAATTTCTATATTAGAAGTTTCTTGAGCCATTAGGCAGCCGCCTTAGTTTCCGCTTTGATTCCTCTGTTAAATGCTGTATATCTTTCAAATTTCTGCTTAGCGTTATCAATAGCTTTCATTGCAGCACCCATTGAACGACCTTGATTAAGTTCCCAAGCTCGATAGATTAAACGCCCAGTTCCGACTTTTGCATGAACCAAAGGTGGCAATGCTCTGATAAAGAACTTGCCTGCATCCTTATTGTATGAGTGAGAATATCTATGACTGCTACTCCCCTTTGGGCCGACCCAAGGTTGTCCGTCTGGGTTCTTGCTTCCAGCAGTCTCATAGATAGCGCCCACGCGTGATTTGTTCATAATACGAGCTTGTGATGTGAATCCATTTTTACCAATTTTAGATGCAGACGTTGAGAAAGTAATGCCTTTAATAATGGTGGATGCGTTGTAATGAGGAAATGATGCCTCACTCATTTGACGAGGATTCCAGTTGCGCATCGGTGAAGTGGAAGGAACAAATGAACGAGCTTGCTTGACAACTGGTTTCATCGCTAATGCAAGCTCTTTACGAAGTTCTTTTTCTAAATCAGGGGTGAACTTACGCATTGCTTTTCGTAGGTCTAAGTTACCTCTTAGCTCTACGATTGGCATTTTCTATCTCCTTGGCTTCATCATTAAGAACCCTTATTAGGCTCTTCAGCATTGCTTCATCTAGTTCTAATAAATGTTGTGGCGCGATCCCGATTCTGACACTCAATTTAGCAATCAGATAGGTGATCGAGTCGCGCCCTAAGCCAAAGGGTCATCATCTAATACCTCAACCGAAGTCAAGGTCGAAATGAATTCCTCTCCGAATGGCTTAACAGTTTCACCCGAACGGCGGATAGATTCCCAAGCCAGGAAAAAAATATCGCTTTGCTTCTGATCTTCAATAAAGGCTTTATGGAAGCCTTTCTTTGCATGAATCTCAAACGCATATTGGATAATCGGAGTGATTTGATACTCTCCAACTGTTCCATCTACCCTTGTTATTTTTAACTTAGCCATTTTTTGCCCCTTAGTTTAGTTGTTTAAAAAGTTCCTGTTGTTGCAACAACAACTGTTGAATTGCAGTTCCATGTAACTGATTGCATTCCAATATCGCCAACTGATCCATTGATGTCTGTTGTTCCATTAACTAGAACTGAGACTGTATAGAGTGGGTTGGTTGCTGATACTGCTGTTCCCTTTTCTTGAAGTAGAACAAGAGTAACAGTTGTTCCCCAAGCAGCTTGAAGTGTCGCAAGGACATTTGCTGTTGCTGTGTCGTTTAGGAAGTCAATAGTTACGGAACTTGATTCTAGGCCCTTGACGGCCTTTACACTTGAGTCCCCCATAGCCGTGACTGAGATTTCGTCAAACTTGCGGTTAAGAGTTACAGATTGAACGTGGTCAGAGAGATCGACGGAATTGACCTTCACGCCGACCTTATTGTTTAGAAATATAGCCATTCAGGTTATTCCTCGTCTTTCTTAGTAGTTGCTGGCTTTGGTGCTGCTGGTGCTGTCTGCCCGATTTTCTTCAGGAAGTCAGCGTTTTCTTTTTCCCATTCGGACATTTTAGCTCCAGGTGGTTAGAACGGATAGTTTGAGTTCGCAACTAAGCAGATCACCAGATGCAACACTAAGGATGCGTGGCTGGCTAACTGCTCCCACATTATACGTCAATGTAGATGCTGCAAGTTTATTGAACACACCCACAAGGGCTTCTTCAATTCCATTGAGGTTACCCTCGTTGTCGAATAAAGGCACCGTAATGACCAAAGAAAAATTGGCGGTAGGTGCGATTGTATTGTGTTGATTATTATTTGGTTCTAAATAGGGATCGTCTGGTGAAACAATTACAGAGTTTGCAAGAATTGTTGCTGGTGGGAAGGCAAAAACCTGCCACTTAGTATTATCTACTAATGCTGTTGCAATCGTGGTTCTAAGAGTAGTAAGCGCAACTGACATTATCCGACCATCGAGTTAGGACTCAAAGCGTGAGCAATTAAACCTCGAACGCGAGCCATGAGTGTGTTACCCATGCGATATGGGCTTGGAGCAAAGTCTGGAGATACGCCGCCTGTGCTTGATACTTGACGAGCCTGCCAAATATCTACACTGATTTGAAGAGAAGCTTGTTGCACAGCTGCATCGTCTGTCCAGGTTGTATAAGCAGTTGTTGATACAGTTCCATAGGGAGCGATTGGGTGTCTTGATTGAGCTGTGCTGTGACTTGTTGCAACAGTTATTGAATAATCACCCATTGATGTGATTGTCTTTGTTCCATTATAGGAAGTTCCTGAATTCGCTATTGTCACAGATTGCCCTACATAAAATGTGCCTATAACTGGATCATTAAAATAAAGAGTTCCATAACCAACTATATTGCTATGAGCAACTGTGTACCAAGTTGGAGTCCATAACATTGGAAGCAAAACGGCATCACTAGCATCGCATACTTCTTGAAGAGTAGCGTCAGCGTATAAACTTCCAACGCCAAGTGCGCTTCTAAGTTCTGCAACTGTTGTTAATGACATTCCATTTCCTTTCTAAAGACTGGGAGTGGAGCAAGGGCTGCGCCCCACTCCCAGCGACTTAGTTACTTACTTATCAGGTAAGGTTGAAACGACGAACGCCGCCGCCGTAGATTGGCGCGATTGCGTAGTAGCCGTAAAGTGCAACCTGTACTTGACCGTTAGCAAGTGCTTGTACTTGTAGCGTTGTTGTAGGTGCCTCAAACCACTTGAATGATTCTGGAGCAACAATGAACGCTGACTCATCGATAAGAGTTGTAACTGCCATGTGTGGATCAACCGCTAAGTTAAGACCCAAAACTTGACCAGTGATGCTCTGACCAGATGCGTTACCTGGAGCATTGGAAGGCTGTGCCGCAGTAAATAGAGGGCGATTTGTTGTGTCATCTGCTGAAAGAATTGTCTCCCACCATGCAGTGTTAGCAACAAGATTTGTAGCAAACTTGCCAGATGCTTTGTAAGCTGCTGGAACTTCTTTAGCAATGTATGCCTTTAGTCCTGCGATTGTTGCAGCTTGTGTTGATGCTTGTGTACCAGATGCTGTGAATGCAGCAATAACTGCTCCATCGCAATACTTAGCATAAGCATCGCGGAGCTCGACCATCAAGGCATCCATAAATGCAGGCGAACTTCTGTCGAGGAGTTCCCATGAAATCGTTTGAATTGATGATGCTTTCTTAACATCAACAGTTACATAAGTTGAAGTCATTTCGTCGCCACCAAGTGCGCCGTTTTCAGCTTCGATTGTTACAGAAGGTGCTTGAGAAAGCTTTGGCAATGTGAATGACATTCCAGAAGCTGGTAGTGCGCCTTGTGAAATTGAATCTACTGCTGGGCGACCCTTGATTGTGTTTGTGTAAAACTCATTTAGGTGTGGTGCTAATGTCAAACCAGTATTTGATGCTGTGTCATCTGTAGCGCGAACTAGGCGACGAGCTTCGTCGTCTCCCATTGCTGCCTTGATGTTTGCTTCTAGATACTGACCTGCTGTAAGTGTTGCAACGCGCTCACGCACGGATGTTACAGCAACAGTTGGGCGAGCAGCTTCTACCGCTGCCGCTTCAACTTCTGGTGCTGCAACTGTCTCTGGAGTATTCTCCACAGCTGTCTCGCTTTCTGTTGGTTGGATTTCTTCTACTGCTTCTGGAGTTTCCTCAGCAGCTATTTCGGTGACCATTGCCGATTTGAATGCGGCTTCTGTGACCAAACTGACCTCGAATAATTTAGCTTGTGATACATACATAACACCAGCCTTATTCTTTGCTTTGATTACTTCAACGCCGACTGAAAGACCTGAAACAAGTCCTTCTTCAGCCATGATCAAACTTTGAGTTCCTTTATCGCTTTTTGATACAGCGAATGTTGCGTAAATTCCATCGTTAGGAATTTCATTAAAAAATGTTGCGCGACCACGTGGGTCTTTCATATTGTGCTGATTTAATAATTTGATTTTCTTAGCATCGGATGGGAGTTCTATGCTTCCATTTTCAAATACAACTCGTCCTGCTGAAGTCGAACCAATTTCTCCAGTTCCAACGGGAACGATTTTCCCAGAAATTGTGCGTTCTTCTAGGTTGGCTGTTAGATCAGCGGAAAAGGTAAGGATTCTATTTTCCATTACATACCATTGCTTCCGTTAGGTGTTAGGTCAGTCATTTCCATCGCTTGTTCAACTGTGATAAGTCCAAGCGAAAGCATCTTTTCGATTACAAGTAAATCATCCATTGGATTGGCACGAAGGAACGATTTGTCTAAATCGAAGCGCACCTCGTTGTTATTGGCCGTCACGTCATTCATGGAGAGCCTGTCCTCAACCGCAGAAATGAAAGGTTGTAAAGTTAGTGAAACGAACTGTTTGCGAGAATCCAATAAATTGCTATATGTCATGCTGTTATTTGCATCTGCGCTGAGATAGAAAGCATCAATGTTGCATAAACGCGCAATTTGTGTTGCATAGTCTTGCTTTGCTTCGTTATACATCATATCTTTAGGCGAGAATGATGTTGGTTGATATGAAAGCGTAGAAGTTAAATATGCAGTTGATCTATTTGCCCTGGCTTGCTTCCAAGCTGCAAGAAGTCCTGAAACTTCTTTAGGATCGAGGTCAGCACCGGAATTGGAGATGTAACCCGTAGGCATTGGAGTTGATGCACTCATTGCACTTGCAATTTCTAAATCAAGTGCGCCGCGCAATACTCTTGCACCAGATGTAAGAATTCCATCATTGAGAGATTGGAAAGTTACAACATCATTATTTGAATAAAAGTTGTTGTCAATTAAATAACCATCAACTTGGTATGAATTATCCATAGAGTATTGTGGAGTAATTCTAGAATTAGGAATCCATTCATAACGAGAAGGTCTTCCATCTTCCTGATACCGTTCTTTTACAATCCACAGAGACCAACCAAAGAAAAGCAAACTGTCAATGGTATAAGCAATCGTAACTGCGCGAGGTTGGTTAAATGCAGGTTGATCCATCCATACTGGCTTTCCAATTTCTTCACCAGTTGATTTGCGATAAAGCTCTAATGGCATTGCAGCAATAGTTCCGCAAATAAGATTTCTTGCTCGAACTACTGAAGGAATCTCTAAAGCCTGAGTTCTGTCAATTTGTGCTACATAGCTGTAGTTGTATGTAGGACTTAAAACTTGAGGGGCATATTGCGCTTGAATAGAAGGTTTGTTATTTTTAGATTCACCACGCGAAAATATACCCATTTAGACATCTTACCATACTTTGTCTAATTCTTGACAATTTGGGTGTGTTGTGTCTAGGTAACAATCTGTGGCTTAGATTGTGGTTGCATCAATCTTGAAACAATCATTGCAAGGCTAATAGGTGCAACGACTGGGCCAGCACTAGCTTTACGAATTATGCGCCACTGAGAATCTGTGGATTTAGCGCCACAGTTGTTCATCTGATCATCAAGGATTTGCTGCCCCGAATGCACAATGTGTCGATTATCGATTGCATCCTTCAAAGTAGAACAAGCTGCGTAAAACTCAGCTCCAACAATGGTTTCAACCATAACACCTGATTTTTGCAATCTATCGGCAACGGCGAGAGTGGAATACCTGTCGTACAAAACTGACCTCGGTTTGTACAAATCACACCAGCCTTTTATGTCAGCTGCAATCCTCAATTCGTCCACAGATATTTGTGATTCCCATGTTTGAACTAAAGCAACGCCAATTCTTCCGTCTGGCAAGATTTGACCTGCCATAAGAGCTGCATTTCGGCGGCTCATGTCAATATCAAATGCAAACATTGTTAATGGGCCAGGAGACATCTCAATTGAACGATCACAAATATCTTCCCATGAGTTTGGAGTCCAGGGCGAGGATAATGACGAAATCCATTGACAAAGCGTTTCTGTTCTTGTTGCTTCGACGGTTGAGGTTGCTACGGTTTCCTCAATCGCTTCTTCTGATATGAGATAACCAAGGCTGGGATTTGCCATAGCCCAAGCTTTACGATCCCAAATATCACAAAAGGCTGGAGCACTATATTCATAAAAGCCAAGTGATTTAGGTGGATGATTCAAACATTGCGAGTGAAGATCATTAAGCACTTTTGAGAACGCATCTCCAGCATTGCTAGTAAAAATGCGTTGAGAGTTAGAACGAGTCAATGTAACGCTCTTTGAAGCATCCATCGCTACTTCCGATACTTCTCGAAGCTCATCAATCCAAAGTAGGTCAGCTGAACGACCACGCGCTCCATCGGATGTAGCTGCTACAACTTCTACTTGCGCACCTGATTCTAAGATAATGCGTTCTTGGCCATTGGTTCTATAAACGCCTTTTTTAACACTGCCGCCTTTTAACTGAATACAAAGAAACTCATTGCGTTCAATAATATCGACCATGATGTTAAATGACTTTAACGCCATTGCTCGATTAGATGACATGATCAATATGTCTTTTTCACCAAAGCAGAATAAACCTGCTAAAACACGCATTCGTGCAAGATGACTTTTCCCGCTTTGGCGGGCTATCAAAAGCAATATGCTCCGCCTAATATAATTGTTGTTTTTGTCCACAGTTAAAATATCTCGCAAGATTAGTTCCTGCCATTTTAATAATGGCTGACCAATCTGCTCAGCAAACTTAATTACTTCTTCAACGCGAGAATTTCCTTTAAGCCAAGGACTGTGAAGCCTTGGTTTCAAATCCCCTACCAGCTTCTTTTTAGATTTGGGTACGGTTGTCATAAATTAAATTTAGGCTGACCAGACATCGGACCAGCTTGGACTGTGCTGGTGGTTTTCGGGTATAAATTGGCAGG